GGTACCACCTTTGCCCATTACGTCTACACCGCCAAACGCCTTGCTCATTAAACTTTTGCCCAGGGCACCTGCTACTCCGCCAGCAACATTTAATGCGCCAGTTGCAATTTTTCCTGGCACGCTATTTGCAATAGCACTTCCTACTGACCCACTGGTCTTGGCCGCCGCAGAAGGGGTTGCAGTGGCAGCGGTACCAACAGTTGCTGATCCGCTGGTGGCAGCAGGTGGTGCAGTTGTTGTAGTTGCTGGTTTAACAATACCTGGACCGTAAGTTACCTTCATGGGCGTGGTTCCTGTCGCGGTTGGCATGTTGTTAAATTCGTTCAAAGCACGGCGTGTTATTTCATGAATCTGCATTTGTTCTCCTGACAGATCTTGAAAACTTGCCTGCATCCTTGGTGCGTATGGCATTGAGCAATTTACGTGTGAGGTTTTCTGCTTGCTCAGGGCCAAACTCTGATTCGATCTGTTCGATCAATCTCACGGCACTGGCAATCACACTGTCCGCTCTAGTTTCAATGATCAGGCGGCGATCCCGCTTCACATACATTGAATCTAGTTCTTCAAGCAAACTTTTGGTCTTTTTCTGCATTCGATCTGTGCCTTTGGATTATTTAGTGCTAGACAGGTTCAAATAAATATCTATTATACAGGAACACCTATGACAAGTCAAATCAACCCCAACAACATAGACGGCACCTACCCCGTTGCAGGTCAGCCCAATAACACACAGGGCTTTAGAGATAACTTTACCAATATCAAAACCAATTTTAGTTATGCACAAACTGAAATTACCAATCTGCAAAACAGTGGAGTTTTCAAAGCTGCCTTGCCCGGGACCACACTAGACAACAACATGAACAACAACTTAATCTACGCAGTTAATTTGCAAGATGTAAGTTACACCTATCTACAACAAACCATCACCGCTGGTGCTGTTGCCATTGATTTCAGTGCCGCACAGTATCAAAGTGTTTCCCCCAATGGCAATGTCACATTGAGTTTTACCAATTGGCCCGCCGTAGGCACAGCAGGCATGATTTATATTGACTTTGTGGTTACCAATACTGCTTACACAGTAACTTTGCCAAGTGCAGTGAGCTTGGGCACAACCGGAATCCAAGGACTTGTGGCCAACGTTCTTACATTTGGCGCCACTGGCACATTTAAATTTGCTTTCAGCAGTGTGGATGCTGGTACCACAATTACCATTTATGATTTGAATCGGCCACTCAACTACTACACCAACGGTATCAATATAACGGCTACCACTGCCAGTGCCAACACTACATCTGGTGCATTGATTGTGGCTGGAGGTGCAGGCATTGGTGGCAATGTGAATGTGGGTGGCAATATTAAATCATCAGGATTGATATCATCTGTGGGCAATATCATTACCGGTGCCAACGGCTTTATTGGAGTAGGTATTGCTACCCCAGACACCGAAGTAACCATCCTGGCTAACCCACAAACTGTGAGTTACCCAGTTATAGGCAACAGCACTACCACTGGCACCGACCTGCACATCACAGGTGCCGACGGTGCCAACACTCGCATCACGCAGGACTCATTTGGCACAGGTAGTTATGTAGCATTTACTGGTCGTACAGGTCGTGGCACAGCGGCCAGTCCTAGTCAAACTCAAAGTGGTGACACCCTGGCACAATTCACAGCACGTGGCTTCAGCAGTGGAAATTTACAATTTGGAAATATATCTACTGGACGAGTAGATGTTGTGGCCGCTGAAAACTTTACTGACACCAGTCGCGCTACCAATGTACAAATCTTTACCACTGCCACAGGTGCTATCACTCCTACGTCAGTCGCAACATTTTCCAGTGCCAATGGACTCAGTGTTGTGGGCAATGTGGCTGGGGGTAACGTTCTCACAGCCGGTATAATGAGTTCGACTGCCAACATCACTGGTGGTAACTTGTTAACAGGTGGTTTGGTATCAGCAACAGGTAATGCTACTATCCTGGCAGGTACTGCTGTACCAACAGGTGGCACAACCGGTGCAGGATACAAATTCTCTAGCACCACAAACCTTGGTGTATTCTTTGGAGCAGGCGCACCAACACTGAGTGCGGCACAGGGTAGCCTTTATCTAAATACCACTGGCAATAGCACCAGTACCAGGATGTATGTGAACACCAATAGTACTACTGGATGGACTGCTGTTACTACTGCGACATAATTCAGGAAATGTTGTTCGCCAATCGGTGCCTCGTCGAGCATCACAACGGTTCAAAAATTCGACAGCCTGCTTGATTGGTGCATCTAACGCAAATATGCCATGGGTCAATTGTTGTCTATGCTCGATTGGATCAGTAAATCTTGAAGTATGGAAGTTTTCTTTTAACCATTGATTTAAATTAACAATATTTGCTTGATTTAACATACCCACAGATGTGTTTATAGCAAACATACAGTTGTGTGGTGCATTATTAATAAACCATTTTAGATTATCAACGACAGTGTTCCACTTGGCCGGGTATCTTTGATATTCAAATCTTGCACCGATATCGTCGATGCTGAAGTCCAACTGTACCAGTTGAAATTTCTCCCAAAGATCCAATAAGTATTGATCGGGCAACACAGTGGCATTGGTATTGTAATTGATTTGAACTTGACTTTTGTCAGGTATGGACTCTAAGAATTTTACATGCTCTTTGCTCAACAGTGGTTCTCCTCCGTTGAAATGTACAAATTCTAATTTGGTTAAATCAATTGATTTCCAAAATTGATTTATTGTCACACGACCCAGTTGACTTGGGATTCCTAGTTCTTGTTTCCATACACTGCTATTACGTGGGCCACATATCACACATGCCAAATTGCACAAATCTCCTGTCCAGTAATCCATGCGTATGAGTTCAACTTTGGTGTTGGCATTATTGCGATCTTGGTACCAGGTGGTTGATCCTTGTCGCCTGCTGGTCATCTGTGCGTTTTCTGCTTGTTTGCAGTTGTTACAAGCGGATGGAAATATCTCTTGGTTCCATTCCTTGCGTATCTGATTCAAGTAGGTACTGTTCTCAAAATCCAATGATTTGACTGGAATTGTTGAGGAGATACAGCACGGGGAAATCAACAGTTGGTTATTTTTTGACACAATGTTGATACTTTTAAATGCATCATAACAAGTGTTCATCAGTTTGACTTGATCTGTCCCAACAGTTGTTTTAGTTTTGCACTTTGCACATCTGCTGTGACTTTGGGTGTTTCTAGATCAAAGTCTTCCCGAGGTCGGGCTCGCTCCCAAGGTGGTGAACTGGCTTCACCTTCTGCGGATTTGACTTGACTACGAGCCTTGATTGAATCCATGATTGAACTCTGTGGCTTGTTGTAGCCTGTGCCTTCATTCCCACCTTCGTCCGTGATACGCATGGTTTCAATGTTGTATTCTAAATCAATCTTTTGTCCAACACCTGTTGAACTACGACTCTTCATACATTGAATCTGATACTTGCCACGCTCTTTCATGGCACGGCTTGTAAAGATACCAAACACGTTGTCTGCTGTGTTGATCTTTGAGATACCACCTGAAATATGCGAGTGATCAAACTCAATCTCTTCCACGGCAGATCGATTCAATTGACTTGCTGTGACCATCAGCACACCCAGTTCTTTGGCCAAGTTACGCAGTTCTTCTGAAACATACTTGTCCTTAACAAACAAGTCATTGGGTGAAACTTTAGCACTCACAGGCATCAGCAAGTCCAAGTAGTCAATCATCATGAAGTCCACTCGGATACCTGTTTGGATCTGTACTTCTTTGATATAACTGCGGATGTCGTTGATGTTGCTTTGTGCTGGCAGGGCTTTCACACGATACTGTCCTGACTTCTTGGCCACAAGTTTGACCTTGAGTTCTGTTGTGTCGATATCTTTGCGAATGTCCTTGGTACTCATGTTGGTCAACATAGCATCTGTACGCAAACTTGTGAGCTCTTCTGAAAGTTCTAGTGTGATGTACACGCCACTGAGTCCTTGTTGCAACCAGTTCAGCGCAATGTTCATCATGACCAAGGATTTACCTGATCCTGATCCGCCTGCAAAGATGTTTAGTTCACCTCGACTGAATCCGCCATACAACAGTCTATCCAGTTGCGGCCATCCTGTGCTTACTTGTCCGCCCGAATTGAAGTATCGGTTAATGCGAGCCGCAGGATCAGCAAAGTAATCCGTGCCCATGTCTTTGGTAAGTGATATCTGTACCGCATCTTTGATGAGTTTTTCAACAGGTTCAAACTCGCCCTTCTCCAGCAAGTCTGCTGATTTCAAAATAGCACGTTCAAGTTCTTGACGTCGAGTAAATGCTTCAAACTCAGTCATAAACCAGTCAAAGTGTCCTTCGTTCAAGTCTGGCACTGGTTGTAGTTTAACACCTGTGGTTGCTGAAATCTGCGACCGTTCGGGCATGGTCTTGTGTTTGTCTGAGTGTTCCTTGATGAACTCAGCCGCAGGCCGCAGACTTCGATCAAAGTTCTGCGGGTTGTAGATGTTTTGAACACGCACATAACTGCTGGCGTCTTCCAACATCATCTCTAGGAATAATCTTTGAACGTCAAGTCCGTAATCTTTTAACAAGTTGCTTCTTCCTTATTTCTATTTTGATTTTGCTGGTTTCTCTTGCTTGCATAATAGTTAGCAAGGCTCCAAGTCGTCCTAATTTTACCACAGCGTCATTGACATCTTTACAACCTTCAGGCCACTCAGGTATGCTCACTGCCCATCCCAGTTCCACAGCACGGTCAATCAATTCCACACCTGCGCTATCTTGATCGGGAATCACAGTTACTTCACGACCAAGACTGCGAATCAATCTTGCTTGAGCATCGCTGATGGTATTGTGCATGACAGCAAGTCCACCTATTGAAAGTGCATCAAAGATACCTTCCATGACCAACACATGTTGCCAGTTGGCATGTTGTAAATCTGTACCAAACACATAACCTGGTTGTGAATGATTGATATACTTGGGACTCTTGTCATCCAAGAATCTGGCACACCAGCCTACAACTCGATTGTCGTATGTAAACGGAACTAGCACAAAAGGTCTAACCCAATGAACGCCATCGTTCTTGATTGCAGTCATTATGGGAAAGTCTTCCGGCACTACACGGCGGCGAATATAATCCCAGTACCGAGGAAACTCCGGAGTGACTACTTCTGAGAATGGTGGGAAATCATCAAATTCTTCAAATGTAATATCACTAAGCACATTGAATACACGTTGACGATCTTCCAAGATACCGTGTATGCTACGATGACGCAGGCTTTCAAGATTGAGCATGTCAATCTCGTTTTCTGGCACACCCATCCACCCCAGTAATCTCTTGGCTTTGAAACTCACAGTACGTCCCAGTACAAAACTGGCTGTGTAGGCACAGTTGAAACAGTGGTAGCTCCAGCCCTGTTCGGTTACCTTGATACCGCCGCGGCCACGTCGATCTAGACTTTGTCCATTGTGAGTGCAACATACTGCATTGAAACTGAGCCAGCCTTGCGGACTGGGACGGCGTTTTGCGGGTAGGTAAGCAAGGATATCTAGCATCCTACAAGTATAACACAATTGTCACACTAGATCAACGATATTGAACGTTTTGTACTCGTCCGTTTGTGAACACCGCGGTGGCACTGATATTGCTTTGAAATTGAATGGGCAAATACCCAGATCCACCATTGGTAACGGTTACGCTCGAAATTTGACTGTTGTTGCCAATTGTGCATGTTGCTGTGGCTCCAGAACCATCACCTAGGATTTCAATCAAGGGAGGGGCCACATAACCCACACCTGCATTGGTAATACTGATTCCAGTTACTACCCCATTAGCGACCTGTACATTGCCCTGGGCGCCATAACCAATGGAGTTGTTGAATGCCAGACGCAACAAGGGATGAAAACCAACTACATTGAAGTAATCACTTACTGTTTGTGACAGGTACTGTCTTGATTCGGTGACATTGTACCAAACTGATTCGTAATTTTGTGCGGCCTGTACCTTGACTGTGCCGGTGTATCCCACTAGATCATATTTTATAGTGGTCAAGCTTGCACCATTGGTAGGCATGTAACTGGAATAAAATTCAGTCATTTGAATGGCATTTTGTGGCTGTGGATTGAGGGCCCAGTCCGGCCATTGTGTTGGTCCAGGTCCAAAATAATTGTTTTTGCCATACATGTCTGGCACTGTGCATTCTGCAGCCGGTATATGAGCAGGCAACACTGAATCCACAATGTTGCAGTCGGCTCGTGCTTGGCTGTTGGCATCTGTGTATGCGGCCTGCACATAGTCACCTGCTGTGCGTTGAATACTGTAGCTGGCCGGTTGAGCTTGAATGTTGATAGTATCTTCGGTACTGAGCACAACTTTTACTCTGCCCAGAGCCGAACTTAGAATATCCATGGGCTTGGTAATCAACAGCTCATCGCCGGTTTGATTTACCACACGGAAAACAAAACTCGATCCTGCAATATTCACAGGCTTCTGATCTTGATTGATAAATTCAAAGAGTAGAACGTTGTCCACTCCCTTGTTGATGGTTAATTGTTTTGCGTACACTGGGTCGTACCTCGCTGTAAAATATCCGCCACTGGTGTCTATCAAAAGTACCCGGACGAGTTGTTGGTAAAGATATGCGGTGGTTGAATACATGCTATATTTAGTTTATCCAAAATTAGCAATCCATAAATAACCGCAATGGGCAATAATATCTTTGAAAAACTAACCGAAAAATATCCCTT